TGCAGTCCATATAACAATGTGGTCTAGCCCAACAGGGCTTCCTTTGGTACATCAATCAACTTCTCTTCTCCCTGAAGGAAAGGCTTTACTCATAGAGCCAACGGTGTCCCAAACAGCCCAACGCCCCATAGAATATCTAGTAGTACAACCATCCAAAGAACCCTATGAAACCCAAGAATACTCAAGGAGGTTATGGCTATGCTAATGGAAATCGCAGCAGCAAATGCCATTTTCAAAACGCTTTCGGTTGCCTTAAAGAACGGTAAGTCTATCTACGACATGGGAGAAAAGCTTACTGATTATTTCTCTGCCACCCACGAAATCAAACAAAAAGCTGGTGACTCAAGTTCTAGCGGGACAGCCTTAGAAGCCTTTCAATATCAAGAACAGCTTAATAGGCAACGAGCCGAACTTGAGTACCACATGAAAAAAAGCCGACTACAAGGTTGGTCTGACTTCGTAAGGTTTGAAGCTGAGTGGCATCGACAACGTAGAGAAGAGGAACAAGAGAAAGTGAACGCTCAGATCAGGAGAAATGCAAAGTTACAGAAGGACGTTAGCCTAGCCATTAATGTAGGTGTCTGTATGTTACTAGCAATGGGACTCTTATTCGGAATCGCTGTTTACTATAGAGGTTAATGAGAATGTCCCAAATGACAGACTATGATGCAGGACGTTTAGTGACCTTAGTAGAAACTCTAGGCACTCAAGTCGAAACATTAAATGAAACAACAGTAACGCTATCTAACCGTATTAATGACTTAGAGAAGCAGCTAGTAAAAGGTAAGGGTTTCCTTGCTGGTGCTATGCTTCTTTCAATAGGTCTAGGCGGTGTGGGTACTTCAGTCCTGTCCAAGTGGATGGGGACTTAAAAACTAATAGTTAGTTCACATAAACTAATAGTAAGTTCACATTAAAGTGAACATTACAGTATACATTGTAAAGTATAAGAAACTTAAACAAGGAATAACCATGCCTATTAACCCCCTAGCAGGTATTGCAGGGAGTGTCATGGAAGGTCTTGATGACCTGTTTACTTCGGATGAAGAGAGAGCCAACGCTGCTCTTAAAGTCCAAGAACACCTCCAAAAACCCCACGTTCTACAGGCAATGGCTAACATCGAAAGTGCTAAACATTCGTCTGTGTTCGTGGCTGGTTGGAGGCCAGCAATCGGTTGGGTATGTGCAATTGGTCTTGGCTACCAGTTCCTTATCCTTCCCTTTGCTGGACTCATCAATGCCTACTTTGCACTACCAGCAGAACTACCAGCAATCGCTTCAGCAGAACTAACAACGCTTGTCATGTCCCTATTAGGTCTAGGTGGCTTAAGAAGCTTTGAGAAGTCTAAAGGACTCACTAAATGAGTACAAGAGATTACAAACATGAATACGCTACTTACCACTCTAGGCCAGACCAAAAGAAACGCAGGGCTAAACGCAATGCAGCTAGGTCACTTCTGATACAAAGTGGACGTGTTAAAAAAGGTGACGGTAAGGACGTAGATCATAAAGACCGTAACCCTAACAACAACTCACCCAGTAACTTAAGAATACAGCCAAAGTCTCAAAACAGAGCTTGGCGAAAAGGTAAAAATGGATACTAACTTAGAAAAAATGCTCTCTACCTTACACACGGCAGTGGCCCAAGAGCTACTAGATCGTGTTGAGTCAGGTGAAGCTAAACCAGCAGACATGAGCAACGCTATTAAGTTTCTCAAAGACAACAACATAGACGCAATTCCCGTACAAGGTTCACCTTTGGATGGGCTACTAGAAGCCTTACCGTTTAACAGTGAGTCACTTCAAGACACTTTATCGCACTAATAAAAGGGGACTTTAATGGAGACAGATAAACACCCCTTAAAAGACTTTAGGAACTTCTTGTTCCTCGTATGGAAGCAGCTAAACCTACCTGTACCTACAAAGGTACAATACGACCTTGCAGATTACCTTCAGACTAGCCCCAAGCGTTCCATCATTCAGGCGTTTCGTGGTGTAGGGAAGTCCTACATTACGAGTGCTTATGTGGTGTGGCGTTTGATGCTAGACCCTGACCTTAAGATCATGGTGGTGTCTGCAAGCAAGGAACGTGCAGATGCGTTCTCTATGTTTACTCAAAGACTCATTATGGAGATGCCACTACTGGCCCATCTTATCCCCGACAAAGACCAACTATGGAGCAGAATAGCCTTTAACGTACAAGGTTCTATGGCCTCACACAGTCCTAGTGTCAAGTCGGTGGGTATCACTGGTCAGCTTACAGGCTCACGCGCAGACCTCATCATTGCAGATGACATTGAGGTTCCTAACAACTCACAGACTCAACAGATGCGTGAGAAGCTAACGACCCTAGTGACTGAGTTCGATGCCGTACTGAAGCCTTTAGACACCTCTAAGATCATCTACCTTGGGACACCTCAGACAGAAGAGTCCTTATACGATGCTCTACAGGACAAGGGATACGTAACCCGTATATGGCCCTCTAGGTATCCTAAAGCAGACCAAGTAAACAGGTACGGTGATCGTATTGCTCCTAGCCTTATGCTAGAGCTTGAAGCTGACCCTAGTATTGAGTGGAACCCTACAGACCCTATGAGATTCGATGAAGAAGACCTCATAGAACGTGAATTATCCTATGGACGCTCTGGCTATGCCCTTCAGTTCCAACTAGATACAAGCTTGTCAGATGCAGACAGACACCCCCTCAAGCTTAAAGACCTAATAGTCATGTCAGTGGATGGTCAGAAAGCACCAGAGAAGCCCATACACGGCACCATGAGCCACCTTGAAGTCAAAGATGTACCCAACTTAGGGATGCGTGGAGATCGTTTCTACGAGCCTTTTAAGCTCTCTGGGGATTGGGTAGATTACACAGGTTCAGTCATGGCTATAGACCCTTCAGGTCGAGGCTCAGACGAGACTTCTTACGCAGTTCTAAAGATGCTCAATGGCTTCCTCTACTGTCCTGATATTGGGGGAGTAGAAGGGGGTTATTCAGGGCAGACGTTAGAGTCCTTAGTAGACATTGCTAAGAAAAACCAAGTGAACTACGTGCTAGTAGAAAGTAACTTTGGTGACGGTATGTTCAGTGAACTAATCAAACCTTACTTTACTAAAAGCTACCCCGTGACCTTGGAAGAAGTCAGACATAGCAAACAGAAAGAGTTAAGAATCATAGATACCCTAGAGCCAGTGATGAACCAACATAGGCTTGTTATAGATCGTGAAGTTATCCAAAAGGATTATGACTCTATACAGAAGTATCCTAATGACATAGCTCAAAGATACTCACTGTTCTACCAGATGACTAGAATTACTAAAGACCGTGGAGCATTAGCACACGATGACCGTTTGGATGCCCTAGCAATGGCTACAGCCTACTGGGTAGAGCAAATGGCAGGTGATGCAGATGAGCTAATGAGAGAAAGACACGGTGAATTATTAGACCTAGAGTTAGATAAGTTCTTAGGAAATCTTAATACATCCAATGTGCAAACCTCTAGTAACTCTTGGATTTAGTATAGGCCGTGTTTGAAAACGCTCTACAGCCTTAGTGCTGTGTGGCTTTCACTGACCCCCCTTGTTTACGAATTAGCGTACCGTTATAGGATACCCCCGTATACCCCTATAGGAAGGGGGGAGGAGGAGGCGTAGCCTACCCCCCCAACTACAGGTAATAGCTATTAGTTAACCTACTAGCTAGTAACAACCCAATACGGGATAACAGCGTATGTGTTGGTATGGCTTTTTGTTAACTCTAGGGTGGTGTAGGAGGGTTTAAGTTTTCTTAAGAAAAATCTGAGGGGGTATATATACGACCCGCCCAAGCCCTTCCCCCCGTGGCCCCCCCCTGCATACAAAGAGACAAAGGGGGGCACCCATCACCCCCACGGCATATAATTACCGCGCCACTACCAAACTATTAATATAACTCGTTGATTTTACTGGGGTAACATGCGTTATTAAATCACTTGCCTATATATAGTGGGGAGTTGTGCCTATATATAGCGGTGAGTTGTGCCTATATATAGCGGTGCGTATTGTGTGGTGTGCTTTGGTGTTTGTGTGTGTGTTGTGGCCTACTGTTTTCATTTGGCCCCCTATAGTTTTCATTAGGTAATATAGGTATTACCTTAAGCCTACTTAATGTTAAATAAATGTTAATTAGTTGTTGCACATACGTTCTAACTGTGGCCTACTATACCTACTAACACAACAACGCCTCGCTTGGTTCGGCTATTCGGAACCCTTAAGCCCCTTAACAATAAAGGGATAGACTTAAGTAAGCGGCCTAGCTCATAGATGAGCATGAAGCCGCAGCACCGTGTTAGTTTTATCTAAGTGCCCCCTACTATATGTAGTTATTGTGATAGTTAGGAGGTGCTTAAATAAAACTAACAGTAACTAAAAAGAGGTATTAAATTATGACTAATTACCAATTAAGCAAAAAACTTCAATTAAAATTAAGTAGCTTGGAATGGGATGAGCGCGAACTCAGCCCTTTCGATGCCAGCTTTCTTAAAGATTCAAAAGTTATTACGGATAAAATAGCATCAACTTGGGACGAAATTGGAAACATTCCTTGGACGGAAGATGAGATCAACGCTGCCGAAGCACGTTACGACAATTAACTATAATGGGCTTCGGCCCTTGGGGTATTAAATTATGACTATTATAATAGAAGCTATTAACAAGACTTATCAATCAACCGTAAATCGTATGTATATAGCAGAGCGTAAGTACAACGATTTAGTTGACGCTACTAGCAGACTTGAGGACGTGTCTAAACACATCAACTTAGATGATGATAAGGCATGGGCTAAAAGCATGCGTAAGCAAGAGGACATGTGGTGCAAGTTTATGGATTACTTTAATGACTTGCCGAAACGTGAACAGCAGAACGCAGAGCGTAAGTATAAAGCTATACACGGCTATAGCTGCGTTTAACAATGATGATGATAGTTATCAGGTCGGCATTGAGTACCAGTGCCACTGAGTAAACATCAACACTAATAACAGTAACTAAAAAGAGGTATTAACCCTAATGACTACTTTAAGAACCCGCACTTTAATCAACCGAACTAACCACAACCCAAAGCCTAGTAAGATAGTTATGGTTTTTAATGAGGCCATAGTTTTACTTGTGTTTGTTGGTATATCGTTATTTATTTATTCAGCTTTAGTAATGCACCCAACTGTTAGCTTTTTGGGTTTATCTCTATTGTTTGTTTATTGCTGGATGTGTTTTCACTTATTTACTGGGCTAGTTAAAAGAATATTCAACCTTTAATCTAATTGCACCTTATGTGCTTAATAATTACTTGAGGCCTTATAGCCGCTATGTGGAGTTGTACCCTTATGCTTACTTATACTGAACTTAAAGACGTTAAAACCTTTTGTAATTCTTTACATTCTACCCCCGATTTTAAAGAGGTAGTTATTAGCCTTACTGAATACGCTACCCCCGACACTATAGTCGATCATAACGATACGATGCCCGATGATTTCGAGGTTGATAACGTGCGCTTTATACGTTCTGACGCTATCGACTCAATACAAGTTGAGGAGCTATGCAGCGACCTTTATATGTTAGGTTGCTTCAATTCTTGGTTTTTATCTAGTGTTTTAGATATAGATGAGGACGTGATAGCTGCCCTTCAGGAGGCCGAAGCTTACGAGGCTTTAGGTAAGATGATTGTATCTATGGGTAAGCTTAAAGAGGTACAGCAGGGTTACTCAAGTACCGATGGGTACGGGCACCACTTTAACCACTATGACTTCAGTGAGCAAGAGCTAACCATAGCAGGAACCGATTATTTGGTATTTGATAACCATTGATTGCAACTTATGTGTTGTTTTGGTGCAACGGCTGCTAATTCCCCTAGCGGCTTTTGCCATGAACCAACCCAACTATTAAAACAAGAGGTACTAACTAATGTTACATAACACATTTAACGCACACTTAAGCGCAGACTTTTATTCTAATGATGAGGCCATTGCATGGGCTAACGGTATTGTTTGGAATGAAATAGAAATTGAAGCCGAAGATATTCGACACGGTGACCATATCGCCACGGTACAGGGTGATGTTGGTGTTTGGTACGACTATGTTGGGGGCTATTACTTTTTTACTGAAGAAATTCCCTTTGAAAATATTCCCTATTAATAAAGAGGTATTAATCTAATGAATACTACAATTAACTTTGGTGGTTTTTACCACACACATCACGAATACATTATTGAGCAAGCCGTGGGTTATATGCTAGGCATAGATGACCCCGAAACTGGCGAAATAGACAGTGAAGCTTTATATGATTTTAATGATTGGCCTAGTGTTATGAATGATTACGCTAAACAATGGTTAGATATGCTTAATGCTGACTTAGGTACGTCACTATCATTTATGGAACTAAATAGCCCCCGTGAGTACAACTTTAAAACTGACGTTATATTTGCAGATATACCTGATGACGATATTTTATTAATCAAAGAATACATAAAACATAATCATTTAAGTACGTCATTAAGTGAGCATATAAAGAACGTGACAACATCTTACGATGGATACCGCGCCTTTTATTCTGGCCCTGATTTAGAGTTGCCAGAAAATGAGGACGTTTTAATTCAACTTATGCTTGATGTAATCATTGCAGACTTAGGGGAAAACTATCCCTATATTTGTGAAGATTTTCAATCTTAATAAAGGGGGGTTTTAATTGTATGGAACCTATAGTCCTTTTTAATATCGTACTGCACCCACACACTTGGCCTTTAGTTTTGGGGGTGCCCTCGTTTCTAATAATTACCGCAGTAATCGCGGGTATTTATGAGCTAGTAAAAAGACCGCAGTAAATCGAGTGCCTATAGTTTTCCTTTTTATTTTATTTTATTTTGAAATTAATTGGAAAATTATAGGTATTTTTTTTGGCCTCAATTTTAGCGATTCACCTATCATGGCTAACTATCATCGAACCCGCACTTCAAATATTTAGGATTTCCCATGGATTTAAATACCACCCTCACGGCTATTACGTTAATTGTCGTGTTGGTTTTTCTACTTACGTTTAATGGTGAATAGACCCACCACCAGTAATCTATTATGATCTAAACTATAAAAAAGAAGGGAGTAAAGAAAATGCAAAAAGCACATTTACATTTAATTAAATGGGCAGTGGCCCGTGGTTACTCAGCAGCCGTATACGGTGAAGGTGAGTTTGATGGTATTCATTCAACCTATAAAGATATTAAAGACAACTGCGAAGCTTGCGATATGGGCCAATTGGTTCTAGTTAAGCCTAGCAAGCAAGAGGGTAAATGGATTTCGTTAGCTACCTTTGCCTACGTCCATGAGTACGAACAAGAGCCAGAGGAGAGCATTTACGACTACGGTGTTAACTCAATATCTGAGCAGTGGGAGCAGGACTATGCAGCAACAAAAGGGGTAACAGCATGAACAAACCTAACAACCGCTATGACGCATTAACATTGGCTCTTGAGTTAGCCATAACCGCTAAAACTGACGATGGGGCATTTAGGGCCACGTCAATGGCTGAAGAGTTTGCTAGTACCATGAGCAAGTCTGAAGTTGAACGTGCCAAGTTAGAAGTAGAAGCTAAACTAAATGAGGTTAACGCATGAACAAGCTAATCGAAACAACCACCAACGAAACTAATCACATTCATTGGGCAGAAATTGATGGGGTTAAGTACGGGATTTACGATTCCTTTGACCCAGACACGTTGATGGTCGCTGATGATCAATGGAATGTTGATAACTGTGACCGCTCAGAACGTGCTGCTAACGAGAAGATTGCAGATCAGATACATAGTTTAGTGGGAGGTGACAAATGAACATTGTAATTAATGGTGACACCGTTTTAACGGTTAGTATCGGTGCTGGTAAATATGCCCACCGTAAAATCAAAGCGGCAGTAGTTAACGCTGGTTTTGATTGGGAAAAGACTGACGTAGCAGTAGCTAACTGGCCTGAAAAGGGCCGTTACTTGCAGAAAGTTGCAGGTCGTACTCAAATCAATGCGGGAGGTTAGAGCATGAGCAATCCAACAAACGGGTGGGGTGACAGCACTGTTGCCACCTCATATATTTGCAGTAGGCTATACGACATACTGGACGCAAGATTTGCGCCTGAAAAAGACATGGCTCAAGAATTGTCAAACCTTTATAGTGAGTTAGCCCATAATTTTACTGTAGATACAGGGCTTAAAGTTGGCCCTTTTATCCAAAGCTTAAATGAGGGTGGCGAATGAGTGATATACAACTAACCCACGAATTAGCCGAAAGACTCCTAACGAATCCCAATGACACTGATGAAATACTTTGGTTCACCTTTAACGGTGCTAGGTATGGATATGTGTACGCAATCGACTCTGTTGTTGATTACAAGCTCAAACGTCAGGAATTTGGCCTAGCATCTTTAGCAATCATGTACGCATTGGAGGCGTTACGAGTACGTATTGTCTGCTGACCTACACCAGCACTTGCAGCACCCATTAAAGCCAGCCACACAAGCTGGTTTTTTTTTGGCCTTAATTTTAGCGATTCAGCTATCATTTTACTAACTATCACCAGACCTTAATTAAAACTTGGAGTATTTTTATATGCGAGATTATAACGAAACAACTTTTGACGATTTACCACCAGAGTTATTAGAGACTCTTAGCGACCATATCAGCCATGCGGAGGGACGGAGCAACTACAATAACAGGTAGCTAATCTACCAACCTTTGTGTTAACTTGGCCTGTCGGTGGTATTTGCCGACACTCAACAAAGCACAAACATCTATAAGTAATCATATAATGGAGATGGATTAGGATGTTTATAAAAAACTTCTTAGGTTTAAGGCGCGATTTGCACTTATGTAAATGGCCCAAAGGAACCTTTTATTCCGCAACTTACTTTAACTTTACGGTTAAAGCTATTCAACTAAGGATTGGGCTTTATGAGCTTGAACTAAGCAAAAAATTTAAGGATAATTCACAATGAACACACATAATAAAATAACGGTGGCTGCTATACGCGGTTCACTACAAGTGCCATACATGGCTTGGATGGAACATTCAGAATGGCCTATTTACATGACCTTCATAGACCATATGTCTGATACATCCCCAGTGTATATATCTAAAACACCAGACTTTTCAAACAGCATCTTAAGTTTTGGGGCAGATTCAATGTCACAGATTCCTCAAGGCCCAAACGGAGACACCACAAATGGAAGCAATTAAAATAGAAGATGGGCTTAACCCAGAACAGCGTAAGACCCTTAAGAAACTTATAGATGTACTGGAGCAGTTCAGGACATTAGACCCTGACATGCCCACTCAAACTCTACTCGCTTTTCTCTACTGCAAGGTATTGGAAAACGAGGAAGATTTTGCAACTGTGAGAATGATTTCTGAGAAACTTCGCACATCTAGCTCTAGTGCTAGTCGCAATATCCTAGCTCACACTGAGCATAACCGTCAGTTAAAAGGAGGTACGAAATTAGTAGAGACTTTTGAGAACCCACTCAAACGCAATGAAAAAGTTGTACGGTATACCCTGAAGGGTGAGCGTATGCTTGAGTCAGTTTTATCCCGCTTGTCGGACTAACTATCACCTCTTAAATTAAATAACTTCTTTTCAGCAAAACACACTATTTATTGGTGGTTTTGTTGTGTCTGAAATCCTAAATAAAAAGGAAAATCAAATGTCTATTTCCCCGCAAGCAGGTGGCACTTTTAGCAGCGCATTTATGGCGCAATCAGAACGATACTATGCAGCAGGTTTTGCTACTAAGAACTTGGCCCACATATGGGAACTCTCTGCAAAAGAAGAGATTAAACAAGGCTTCGCAGTCACATACCCCAAGGGCACTATAAGCCCCAGTAAAGGTGTTGATGTGAGCATATCTGTATGGCTAGATAAGACGTATAGAATGTTCTGGGAAGGTACTGCAAGTGCTTCACAATCACGTCACAAGATGAAAGAAATTAATGCCTACTTCGGTGCTAAAACTGATGTTAATGACCTAAGTACCGTATTAATAGATGAATTTATTCACCATCTTAAACGTGACAATAACGCAAACTCAACTATCAATCGCAAGTTGGCAACAATAAGCAAAATGCTTAACTACGCAGACGAATGTATTCAATTGCGACATAAGCCAAAGATACATAGGCAGAAGGAACCACAAGGTCGTATGCGGTTCGTAAGCCCTGAAGAAGAGTTGCAGATTATGCACACCCTCGACCAGTGGAGCCAGATAGATTTAAAAGATTCAATCACTGTTCTTTTGGATACGGGGATGCGTAGGAGTGAGCTAGGACGTATTGAAGGAGCCGATATTCAGTCTGACGTAATCAACATATGGAAGACTAAGAATACGATTGAACGCTCCATACCCATGACTAGCCGTGTAAAAGAAATCATGGCAAGGCGCACAATTAAAGCTAACTCTGTTTCTACAAAAACCTCTAAGCTTTTTCCTCAGAACATGGAAACCTTATCGAAGCACTGGAACAGAGTACGGTATCACTTAGGCTTTGATGACATGGTATTGCACACCTTTAGGCACACTACTGCAAGTCGCTTAATACAGCGAGGAGTTGGTGTAGGTGTAGTTAAAGAGTGGATGGGACACAAGACGATTTCCGTCACTATGCGCTATGCTCATTTAAGCCCTAAAAACTTACTTGATGCTGTTGCAGTCCTTGAGTAAAAATGTATAATCACGGCCTCTTCTTCGGGAGAGGTTCACCCTAAAAGCCTTGGTGGTGGAATTGGTATACACAAGGGATTTAAAATCCCTCGGCTTATGGCTATGCGGGTTCAAGTCCCGCCCAAGGCACCACTATGAGATGTTTTATCTCATGTTCTTTTTCATGGTAAATTGCCGTGGTAATTACCAAGATTAAGGTCAGTACCAGCAAGTCTTTTGTTGATATGATCTTATGAATCAATGACTTACACCTACCTCAACTATCACCAATTAGACTTAAAATGTCATGCTTAATTGCAACTAATGTGTTCAATGCTCCAATAAGCCCACCAGCAGTGCCTTTCATGCTGATAAACCCCTTAAATTAACCTTGTCACACATGAGCAGCAGACTTTATGGTTTTACCATTAAAGGGCTGTGTGTGGTAATACCAGTGGTAAATTTATTTAATAAAACACTTGACTTGCGACTCATGTGCTGAAAGCCCATAAGTATCCCGTTATACCGCACCCCCCTGCATACCTATAGTAAGGGAGCAGAGGGAGGCGCAGCCTAGCTCCCCAATATTAGCTAACTTAGGAATTATTATGTATATCAAACACACACAAGAAGAGTTACTTCAAATACAGATACAGCATGAGCAGGAGATGCTAGATCGTGGTGTTTCAAGATACCGTAGGAATGTACTAAAAGCACAAGCTAAAGGTCAGGAGTCCGATACACAACATGGCTCTTTGTTGATGAAAACAACCATAGATAAACTTATTAATAGTTTAGATATTTACATTAAAACGTCACTGGCAGGAGAGGCAGGGAAGCACACTACGGCTGCTAAAATACTATCCACCTTAGACATAGAGGTATGCTGCTACGTAGCTCTCAAGTCCGTTATAAACTCACTCACGACCCGTTCAACAATGACCACTGTATGTGTGCAGATAGGCCAGAACATCCACGACCAACATCTATGTGACGAGTTCAAGTTACACAACAAGCTATGGTTTAAATCCACGATGGATTATATGGCGAAGCGTAAAGCTTCACGTATTCACCGCAAGATGACATTACGTAAGGCAGCAGATAAAGCTAACACTTCTTACAATACTTGGACTACTCCAGAGCTTTATCACATAGGCTCAAAGCTAGTCGATTTGATAATCCAGACAACAGGTATGGTGTTTGTTGACAAGGTGCATACAGGTAAGAAGAGGGTGACACATTATCTATCTGCGACACCTGAGATTCTTGATTGGGTGCGCCAACTTAATAGTCTGAATGAAACCTTAACACCTGAAGCATTGCCCTTTGTCATTCCACCTAAAAATCGTACAACCATCATGTCCGAGGTTATGCACTCAACTATATGGAAGAAACGTCTACCGCTTATTAAGACACGCAATCGTCATCTACTGGAGGAGTTAGAGGGCGACCCTGATTTGAAGAAGACTATAGACGCTGTAAACATTCTTCAGAACACACCGTTTCGTATCAATAAACGTATAATTAAATTGCAACGCATGTGTTGGGAGTCTGGTCAGTCTTGGGGTGGTATTCCGTCTTGGGATGACACACCTATGCCGCTTTCACCCTTCCCTAATATGCCTACGCATACACTTAATGAATCTCAGAAGCAGATACTGTTTAAACATAAAAAAGCACTACAGTTGGTACACGAAAGGAACGCTAGTGCATTGTCTAAAAAGATAGCCTTTGAACGTAGTCTTATTGTTGCTGAACGGTTCAGTAAGTACAGCGAATTGTTCTTTATTTATCAGACAGATTTCCGTGGACGTATCTATCCAGTTGCACAGTTTCTAAGTCCTCAAGGTAGCTCAGTAATTAAAGCCCAGATGGTACTTGCTAACGGCGCGCCTATTGACACGTTTGAGGAATTGTCATGGTTGTACCACCATGCAGCTAATTGTTTTGGCTATGACAAGAAGACCATTAGTGAACGTGTCAGACTAATTGAGGAAATGATGCCAGAAATAATAGCTATTGATTCTGACCCTCTTACTCATACTTCTTGGAAAGACTGTGACGACCCGTGGGGATTCCTTGCAGCCTGTTTTGAGATTGCCCAGTTTCAACGTGAGGGGTACGGTTTCATAAGTCACATTTCTGTAAATCTTGATGCAACTAATTCGGGACTCCAACTATATAGTGCTATGTTAAGAGATAAAGTTGGTGCCTTGGCGACAAATGTAATGCCTAGTGACAGTCCCGCAGACGTTTATAAAGACGTAGCTATCATCTGTGAAAACAAACTTGCTGAAGAAGCATTACTAGACACTGATGAAGCGGAGTGGGCTAAAGTTTGGTTAGAGATGGGCATAGATCGAAAGCTGTGTAAGAAGCCGTGTATGACTCGCTGCTATAGCGCAACTTTGTTTTCTTGCCGCGACTATGTGAGGGACGAACTTACATATCGCTTTGAGTCTGGAAAGCTTATTAATCCTTTCGGGGACAACGATGATGCTTTTATAAAGGCAACTTTTTACCTAGCTAAAATGATCTGGGCCAGCATTAGTGATTGCGTCATATCGGCACACGAAGCTATGAATTGGCTACAAAAGATTGCGCGGGATGTGAGCCGAGAAGAGATACCACTCATGTGGCAAACACCAAGCGGCTTTAAGATCGTTCAGAGCTACCCTGAGATGAAATCCTTACGGATACAGACCCACATTGATGGACAGCTTGTGCGCCCTCGTATGGCCTCTCCTAACTATACCAAGGTGGATAAGAAGAGAGCAGCGTCTGGAGTCTCACCCAATTTTGTTCATGGGATAGATTCTGCGTTCATGGTGCTGACGATACTTTCCTGCGCTTCTGGTGGTTCTGCTGGTGAAAAACCCATTACAGATTTTTGGATGATTCACGATTCCTACGGAACGACAGTAAAGAATGTTGCACTGCTGGCAAAAACTCTCAGGGAGGTGTTTGTACAAATGTTTGAGGACAACGATGTGCTAGAGCAATTCCGTGATTCAATGCTAAAGGCTATTCCCGAAGTAGCCCACCCACCAAAGAAAGGCACCCTATGTTTGAAGGGCGTTATTGAATCTAAGTATTTTTTCTCTTAAAGGGCTTGACTTGCAACGCATGTGCTGAAAGCCCATAAGTATCCCGTTATACACAAGTGTACCGAAAAACACACTTGATGGAGAGGAATAATGAATGACATAGATAGAGCAGTCCAACTAATCACCAACGGTGAGCCTATACCACTAGACCTCTTTGCCACCCTGATTGGGCAAGGCATAGATGTTTCAGAACTTGAACGAAAATACAAAAGGTAACTATAGCATGGCTAATAAAATGATGATGACACCTAAAGGCTCGGCAAATTGGGTTAAGGTTTTTCAACCTGACACAAAATACCAACCAGAAGGGGAATACTCAATGAAGCTTGTTGTACGGGAAGATTTAGCTGAAGACTTGTGTGGTCAGCTAGATAGTCTTACAGATGCAATTTATGCAAAGTCTTTAAAGGACAACCCAAGGCTTAAGACTAAGCTGACTAAGCGTACCCCTTACGAGCAAGTGCTTGATGACGAGGGCAATGAAACAGGTGAGATTGAATTTAAATTCAAGACCAAGGCCCGTATTACAGCTAAAGACGGCAGCACGTACACCAACAAAGTTGCTGTGTTTGATGCCAAAGCGAAGCCCATTACTGAGCAGTTAAACATTGGTAATGGTTCGATTATGAAAGTTGGTTTCGAGCCTGTCCCTTACATGATGCAGTCTACTAAAGAAGCATCAGTTTCATTACGTTTAAAATCCACTCAATTAATTGACCTTGTTGAGTATGGCGCGTCAAGTCCATTCGGAGAAGAAGAAGGATATACGTTTGAAGAAAGCTCAAAGCCCTCAGAAGTTGCAGAAGAAAGTAGCAGTGACTTCAGCAACGAAGAAGACGAAGAAGACTTCTAAGAAAGAAGTTAAGTATCGAAGCGGCCTTGAACGAAACGTAGCACTTGACCTAAACAAACGGGGTATTAGCTTTCAGTATGAACATGAGCGTATCCCGTATGTGGTCGAGCGTAAGTATCTACCAGACTTCCAGTTGCCTAATGGTATCTACATTGAAGCAAAGGGATGGTTTAAAGACGAAGACTGCCGAAAGATGAAGTTACTCAAGAAGCAGTACCCTGACAAGGAGTTTCGATTCTTGTTCCAAAACAACAACACAAAAGTTCAATCTAAGCGGTTCACTAATTCCCAGTGGTGTGAGAAGTATGACTTCAAATACTGTGAAGGTAAGGTGCCCGACAGTTGGCTTAAGGAAAAACTAAAGTGAAACTAAGAGAACGCACAGACTATGTGGTAATTCACTGTGCCCAAACTAAACCGTCAATGGATATAGGTTTTAAAGAAATCGACCAGTGGCATAAACGCAGAGGTTGGGCGGGTTGCGGGTACAATTTTATTATACGACAGAACGGTATCATTGAAACAGGACGTGCCTTAGAGCAAGTTGGTGCCCACGTAAAGGGCTTCAATCACAATTCCTTGGGAATCTGTTTGGTAGGTGGCATAGATGAAGATGGTGACTTCGATGTTAACTACACTCCTGAACAATGGGACACGTTAGATTGTCTCGTTGAAACAATGACTAAAATTTATCCTAATGCTGCTGTAGTCGGTCATAAAGACTTGGACTCACATAAGGCATGCCCAATATTTGAGGTAGCAGCATGGCTAAAACAGACCAAGGAGATTCGCACCTCTTAAGTGGAAAGCTTCCCTGCCCTAAGTGTACATCCAGTGATGGATACCATCTGTACTCAAACGGGTGGGGAAAGTGCTTCGCGTGTGACGCAAACGTGCCGTGGGATGTGGCCCTACAATCAACAGAAGAGGCACCTAAAGTGAGTGGATTGATACCTAAAGGGGAACACACTTCCCTAAACAAACGTAAGATCAATGCCGATACCTGTGCCCTATGGGACTACACCAAGGCTGAGTACAACGGTACTACGGTTCAGATAGCAAACTACAAAAACGATAAGGGCACCACCATTGCTCAGAAGGTGCGCTTTCCTAATAAGGACTTTAAGTTCTTAGGTGATACTCAAAACATCCCTCTCTATGGTCAATGGCTTTGGAAAGACGGTGGAAAGATGGTCACGCTCGTAGAAGGAGAAATCGATGCCTTAAGTGCAAGCCAGACCCAAGACAACAAGTGGGCCGTGGTGAGCGTCCCAAACGGCTGTCAAGGGGCAGTCAAAGCTGTCAAGAATAACCTTGAGTGGCTTCTTAAGTTTGACACCGTGGTCATTATGTTTGACCAAGATGAAGTCGGGCAGGAAGCCGCCCACAAGGTTGCTGAGTTGCTTCCACCACGTAAAGCTAAGATAGCATCACTACCTCTTAAAGATGCTTCAGAGATGCTAATGGCAGGTCGCAGTAAAGACCTTATCACTGCCATGTGGCAAGCCAAGACTTACACCCCTGCGGGTATCGTAAGTGGTTCTGAGTTACGTAAGCGTCTTGAAGATCGTCCCGAAGTGCAGAGCTATGCTTGGCCTAGTTTTATGCAGGGAATGAATCAAAAGACCTACGGCATACGCCTTGGGGAGCTTGATGTATTCACTAGCGGCAGTGGTATGGGTAAGACTACTCTTATCAAGCAACTTCAACATCACTTCATGCAGACCACAGACCTTAACCAAGCCCTCATTCATCTTGAGGAACCTTTGGAGGAGACTGCTGAAGGGCTTATAGGTATTCACATAGGCAAGCGCCTTAACCTTCCAGACGTACGTGAATACGTACCTGAAGAGGACTACTGGCAAGGCTTTGATGAAACCTTTGGTGCTGTAGATATTGATGGTAACTCTAGGCTTAACGTCTACGATGCCTTTGGTTCTCTTGATGAGACTGACCTGTACAACAAGGTTCGATACTTCGCTACTGGCTTAAACTGTAAGGTCATTTGGATTGACCACCTCTCCATATTGGTCAGTGACTTAGGTAGTGAAAGCCAAGATGAACGTAGGGCTATAGACAGTATTATGCACAACCTAAAAATGTTGACGCAAGAGCTTGGGGTCTACATAGGACTCATAAGCCACTTGAAGAAAGCACCGCAAGGTAGATCGTTTGAAGAAGGGTACGTACCTAGCTCAGATGACTTACGTGGTTCAGGCTCAATCAAGCAACTGTCTAACAATGTCTACGCAATAAGCCGTAACCAGCAAGAGGAAGACGATAGGGCACGTAACACCTCACTACTCACTGTACTTAAGTGTCGCTACACGGGACGTACAGGAAGGGCAGACTACCTTTACTTTGACGAACACACAGGCCGCATGGTCATTGGGCAAGACCCCGATGCAGCTATGGTTGCCAATGGTTCTAACTAATTACTCCAACGAGAGAATAATCATATGACTACTTACGTATTTGATATTGAAACAGATGGGCTACTAGAAGAAGTTTCTAAAATACACTGCATTGTAATGGCTGACATGGGGACACGAAAGTTACTTAAGTTCACCACAGCTTCTAATAATATTGACCAAGGCTTAAAGCTTCTTAGTGAAGCCACCGAGCTTATTGGTCATAACATTATGGAGTACGACTTAGGTGTGATTAAAAAGCTTTACCCAACTTGGCACACAAGCGCAGTATTAACAGATACGTTGATATGTAGTCGGTTGATCTGGGGAAATATGTATGAAGTAGATGCTACGCATTATAGGCACATACCAATACATGTTAAAGGTAGGCACTCGTTAGAATCTTGGGGGCACCGCTTGGGTTTCTATAAAGGAGACTTCGGCTCTACGGCAGATTGGACGGTGTATACACCTGAGATGCTTAAGTATTGCTCACAAGATGTGTTAGTGAACGTCAAGTTCTACGAGCATGTGTTAACTCAGAAGTACAGCGAGGATGCAATACTTCTTGAGCATGACATACACCGTATCTGTCTTGAACAACAAGCCATAGGTTTCCCCTTCAATGAAGAAAAAGCTGTGCTTCTTTACGCAGAGCTTGGTGGTCGTAGGGATGAAATCAAGCAGTTAATGATTGACACCTTTGAACCAAACATTATTGAGCTTAAGACAAAGACTAAAACCATACCCTTCAACCCCAGTAGCCGACAGCAAATAGCTGATAGGTTGAAGAAGCGTGGTTGGGTTCCAACAGAGTTTACCGAATCTGGACAAGTCGTGGTCAACGAGACAACGCTGAAAGCTATTGAGGATTCAATACCAGAAGCTAAGTTGCTGCTTGAGTATCTAATGCTCATCAAACGCCTTGGACAGTTAAGTGAGGGTAATAACGGTTGGCTAAAGCTAAGTAAGAACGGACGTATTCACTACCGCACTAACACCCTTGGGGCAGTGACAGGGAGAGCCACAGCCAGTAAGCCAAACATTCAGCAGGTGCCCAGTGACAGAGCAGAGTACGGCAAACAGTGCCGTGAGTTGTTCTATGCGCCTGACGGATGGGAGTTATTTGGCTCCGACCAATCGGGCGTGGAATTACGCGCACTTGCCCACTACATGTCTGAGTGGGATGAGGGTTCCTATGGAAAAGTCATTCTTAATGGTGACATACATACAGCCAATCAAGAAGCGGCAGGTTTAGAGACACGTTCTCAAGCCAAGACCTTTATTTATGGTTGGCTCTACGGGGCAGGTAGCGCAAAGATTGGTTCTATTGTAGGCAAAGGTGCAAAGGAAGGTACACGACTTAAAGAGCAATTTCTTAAAGGTTTACCTGCTCTTAAGAGTCTACAAGAACGAGTACAAGAGCAAGCCAAAAAAGGCAAGGTCAAGGGACTAGATGGTCGCTACATTCCAGTGCGCCACCAACATGCAAGTCTCAACAGCTTACTTCAAAGTTGTGGCGCGATTTTAGCTAAACGATGGGTAGTTATCTTTCATTCAATCTGCAAATCCCACGGCTACATACATGGTAAGGACTACCAACAGGTAGCGTGGGTGCATGACGAAATTCAAGTATTAGTTAAAGAAGGTACAGGAGATGAGTTTGGAAAATACGCACAAGACGCAATGCGGAAAACAGGCGAATACTATAACTTCGGGATTAGACTTGATGCCGAATATAATATTGGCAAATCGTGGGCAGACACCCATTAACATTAACACCTCGTTTGAGGATGGAGAATGGTGGATAAGAAACAAAAGGACTGACGAGCGTAGGCGGTGCGTACCCTTAAACAAAAAGAACGCTAAACGTATGTTCGTGGACGGTACGTACATTCCTCAATCCCACCCTCTGTGGAAGTCGGGCAGGTACAAATCATTTAATGATGCGGCCTTTAGTTCCCTTAAGAACTACCCAAAGTCAACCATAGGCTGTGTCTACGTTATCCAAAACCCCGCATGGCCTGATTGGGTCAAAGTAGGTAAAGCCGTAGATGCTCAAGATCGACTCAACAGTTATCAAACCAGTGACCCTTTCAGGTCATACATTCTGCACCACCATATCGAAGTTTCTAACCGACACAAAGTAGAGCTACAGGTTCATCAAGAACTTGAGGTAGCTAGTGCGTTACGTAAAAACGAGTGGTTTAAAATTACGGCATATAACGCAGCAATAATACTAAATAACACTAAGGAATAAACGATGAAAACAGGACGTATGACAATAACCCTAACCGTTGAATCTGACTGTGAATCGGTGAAATTTAGTGGTGGCTGTGACGGTGAACCTACACCTGAACAAAGTGGAATAGGAGCAGCAATCTACGCTGCTGTCGTAGACATAATTAATGATGAAGATACGTTAATGCACTACCTTGCACTGGCTTCTGCCATAGCTGACGAAGAAGAAGAGGAAGAAGAAACAAAGCCAAAGCAGTTTAAGTTACGGCTAGTTCACTAATATCAGGAGAGTAAACACATGACCCGAAATACACTACTACTGGACGGTGACTTAATTGCTTATCGTATTGCAGCAGCACTAGAAAAGCCCGTTCACTGGGGTGATGGTTTGTGGACACTACACTGCTATGAGAACGAAGTATTTGCAGCTTTTGTAAGTAAGGTTGAGTCAATTAAAAAAGATACAGGGCTTACCGATGTAGTAGTAACTATATCCAGCCCTCGTAACTTCCGTAAAGAAATTAACCCGCTTTATAAAGCAAACCGAAAGTCAACAAGAAAGCCCATCTGCTTTGGGCCTCTCCTTGAGTTTATAAAAGAGGAATTTAACCACGTCATACTAGACCGACTAGAAGCTGATGACACAATGGGTATCCTCGCTACTCAAGAGCCTGACCGTTATCTCATTGTAAGTGACGATAAGGACATGCTGACCATACGGGATGCCCGTATCTGGATAAAAGGTGCGGTGGTACATATAACTGAACAAGAAGCTTACGAAAACTTCATAACTCAAGCTCTCAAAGGCGACCCCACAGACGGCTATTACGGCTGTAAGGGTATTGGAGAAGTCACTGCTCGTAAGATCATAGATAAGCACCGAGGCACCCCTGAGTCTTTATGGGAGGGTGTCCTAAAAACTTACAAGGGTGATGCGGAGGACGCACTACTAAATGCACGAATGGCCCGAATACTCACGGCAGAGCTTTGGGACGGTGAAGCACCTATTCTTTGGAACCCCCCAATTACATTAAAGGAAGTAGCTAATGCTTAAAAAGAAGAAGAAGCGTATTGAACCTGCTGTTGATCTTATAAACCAACCCCCTCACTACACTCAGGCTTCTATCCAGCCTATTGACTACATCCGCGCACATGAGATGAGTTTTTGTGAGGGTAATGTAATTAAGTACCTAACCCGACACACACTAAAAGACACACCGATGCAGGATTTGCTGAAGTGCCGTTACTACATTAATAAACTAATAGATGATTTAGAACAGGAATACCGACAAGCATGAACACATATTTCCCCACCGACTACCAAGCTTTCATCCACACCAGCCGCTATGCTAAGTGGCTTGATTCAGAAAACCGCAGAGAAAATTGGAGTGAGACTGTAAATCGTTACGTTGATAACTTAGTCCTTCCTAAGATTAAAGATGACGAGACAGTAATGGCAGTGCGCGAGGCAATCACAAACCTAGACGTGATGCCGAGCATGAGAGCTATGATGAGCAGTGGCAAGGCTTTCGATAGGGATAACGTGGCTGGATATAATTGTTCGTATCTACCTGTTGATGATATACGAAGCTTCGATGAAGCCATGTTTATCTTACTGTGTGGTACAGGCGTAGGCTTCTCAGTCGAGCGTCAATACGTAAACGAGTTACCAACAGTGCCAAAAAACCTCATCAACTTAGATGAGACAATCGTAGTGCCAGACAGCAAGGAAGGTTGGGCATACTCACTGCGTACACTAATCTCCTCACTGTACAACGGTGTCGTACCTAAGTGGGATGTGTCACTGGTGCGTCCTGCGGGTGCAAAGCTTAAGACTTTCGGTGGTCGGGCTAGTGGCCCTGCACCTCTTGTGGACTTGTTTCAATTTGTTGTTAGCAAGTTTAAAGAAGCTTCTGGTGAAAAACTAACGAGCCTCCAGTGTCACGATATTATGTGCAAAATAGGTGAAGTAGTTGTGGTTGGTGGAGTTCGTAGATCAGCAATGATTAGCCTGTCTAATTTGAGTGATGACCGCATGCGTCATGCCAAATCTGGGGCGTACTGGGAATCCAATGGTCAGCGTAACTTAGCGAATAACTCAGTCGCCTACACCGACAAGCCTGACTCTACATCATTCATGCGGGAATGGTTAAGTCTTGTTGAGAGTGGTACAGGTGAGCGTGGTATCTTTAATCGCCAAGCTGCGCAGAACCAAGCAGCTAAAAATGGTAGGCGAGATGCCACCTATGAGTTTGGAACAAATCCGTCAATGGCGGCTTAGTGGGGAAACCCACTCCGAAGAATTGCGTTAATTCAGGGAACACCTCTACCTAGTAGAGACAATCCTGAGCGAAGCCTTGTATCGTAAGTTATAAGGAACGTGCAACGACTATCCCGCAAGGGAGTAGGGCATAAGCTAATGATGCTCGAAAAGCGTAACATCCTGAAAATTGGATGATGATATAGTCTGGACTATGCGGTGACGTATAGAAGTTCATAAGAGAACTGGTGAAAGTGTTGCGACTTTCATCGAACATAATCGGTTCAGAAATAATACTAAGACCTTACCAATTCTGTAATCTCACAGAGGTTGTAATTCGTTCAACCGACACTGAGCAAGACCTTGAGCGTAAGATCGCAGTAGCTACAATCCTTGGGACTCTCCAAGCAACCTACACGAAGTTCCCGTATCTAC